AGCCCTGCGGCTGTATTCACCAATCTTACCAATGCTTCTGGATATTGGGTCACTCCATGTCTTGCCATCCTGACTGCGCTCAAGCGTGATCTGCGGATCTGCAACCGCATCATTACCAACACCTGATTCAACAGTGAGTTCCAAGCTGGGGAAGAACACAGACTGCATATTGTTCTGAAATGGCTGGGTAGCCACCCGCCTAATGATTGCCCCGCTGTACTCGGTATAAACGTCAGGGCTTAAAATACCAACCCTGCCATCAAGAATGTCACCACAAAATACCTTACCGTAAGACTTAACGACAGAAGCCACTCTCAGGCCGCCCAGAACGCCATCTACGAGCGATTTGCGCTCATGCCAACGCTGAGTAGTCATATCATAAACAAGCGTTGTAGAAGGCAATGCAAAGCCTATAAAGTAGGCTCCCTTCTGAGCGTATGTCCAAGCATATATCCCGGATACCTGTGTCTCGGTAAGACTTGTCAGGATAGAGTCAATAGCCGTGGTTGAGATCTTGGTTGTACTGTTACCGTTTAGCGCCCAGATTGCAGGTGATTCGTTATTACCACCACCAACCCACATAAAGGTATCCTGAGCGTTGATCAGCGAGTAAGGGGCAAAGCATCCCTTCTGCAAGTACAGACCTGTTCGCTGGAATGGGAAGTCAGCACCACCCACGTTCTGAAACGCCTCAAATGTCTCACCACCAGATATGAACAACTGGTTCTTGTAAACAACCGGGGCAACAATGTCATCAGGGTCTGATTCAGCAGTACCAAAGTCCAGTGCGCTGTAACTCAAGCCATCATTCAGTGCGCTGATGATAAACTTCTTTGTGTCAGTGGTGATCAGGAAATAGCCGTCAATAAATACCACAAACTGTGGTGCGCCATTCGCCGTGAAATCTGTGTCTGTTATCTGTTGGAAGGTGTCGGTGACATGGTTGTAGATGTAACCGTTGCCACCGGGAACCAGCACCATAAGCTGAGTCCCATTGTCAGCCATTGACACGTTAGCGGTCCCAGCAATCTCACCAATGCGTGTCAGCGCGTAACTGGCAACCGTGTCAGATATTGTCTCATCAAGCCTGTATAAGCTCTCACCATTGACAAAGTATGGCTTCCCAGCCATCTCATAAGCGCCACGGTTCTGCTCGTCAATCTGTCCTGATGTGGCAACCTGCTCGATACCGTCAGTGCCAAACAAAGATTCTTGAGATAAGCCAACACCCTGCACCACGTTTGGATACCAATTAGTACACTCCTGCGCTGATATAGGCAGGGAGTCACTAACGTAAAATCCGTTAGCTATAGGCAGTTGGGTCACTGGCATTAAAGCGCACCAAGAATAGCGTTTTTAACAATTAGGTTGTCTGTGGTGGATTCGTTTCTAACAAATATCTCAATGGTATCGTTAGCAGCCAAGCTAACATTCACGAACGTTGCTAAGGCTCTGGGCAACCCTGCGGAAATAGTGTCGCTCATTCGTGTCTCAGGTATCACTGCGCCATTCTTGGCAATATATAATGATACTAAGTGATTTGAACCGCTAACCGTATCTACAGTCACCAATGCGTTTATGACATGAAGGGCAGTGTCACCAATGTGCGTCAGCTTGCCAGTTGTGTCACCCGTATAGCCAGAGACATCACCAACAACAAACGTACCCGCAGCCTTTACAGCGGTAGCCGTACTACTGATCACGGTTGCGGTAGAGTTTCCCTGCATAGTGATTGTTGCGTATTCACTGGCTTCTTCTGAATTGATTGTCAGATAGTTATCAGTTGAAGTTATGGAAATACCAGCGCCAGCAACAAGACTAGCGATTACCGGCTGGTCGGCAAGCACGTTTAAGAACAGTGGCGTACCAACAACGTCAGCGCTAAAGTTATGTGACAACTCAACGCCATTGCTCGGAGATAGTTCAGCCTTCACGCCAGACCCATTCTCTATGACCCTGATCTTATTTACCGAGCCATCAACGTCCAATATCGGCGTAGCGACACCCGGACCCTCAGACACAATACTACCTGTGACACCAAGTCCAGAGACAAAGTTGTCATAAGAAATCTTGTAATTTGTCCCATTTACAAAGTAATCAACATAGCTACCAGCATCAACAGACGTTTTCGCAACGAAATTACTTTTCTTCCTACCGTTAGCTCTATCAACCATTAGTATTGTTCTCCAAGCCAATCGCGCCTGTGGTTTCGGCAAGAATGTCTTGCTCTGTTTCTGGGTAGAATGCCCCACTGATGCCCCACTGCTGATCTTCGTTTCCTGATCCTATGGGTAGTGTGGATGGCAGCGCTGTCTTACCAATGCGCTGACCGAGAAGTTTCATAGTCTGCAATCCCTGCTGCGCGGCAACCACCAGCCCTTGACTGATAACACCACCGTAATCGGGAGAGACTTCAATCGCCATGTTAGCGATTAGACCGCGTAAAGCGCCGGCTGGGATCGTAACCTCATCAGCCAAATTCTCTACTTCGGTATAGCCTAAGCTGACACCCTGAGCGTCTAGCTGAGACATGTAATTATTCATGGCAAAAATAAAATCCTGATACTCATCTGGTTCTAATGAACTCTCAGATGCCTGTACCAAGATCCTTTGTAGTGATGCCTTTGCAACCTGCGCTACTGTAGCCATTATTCGTATGTCGCCTTTGATTTAGTGCCTTTGCACTTCCAGCGCTTACGGCTAAGTCTCAGTGGAGAGTTCGGGTCTTTGGCTGCTTTGGGAAAATCTCTCATCTGACCAGCAGATCGAGCGCAATATGCGTCACCCTTACTTGTCCCCGGCTTTACCCGTGGACCGCCACCCTTTGCCTTTCCAGCCTGACCATAACTTACCTTCTTGCCAGAAGCTGTGACCTTAACCTTTGCCTTACCTTTCGATGGTTTCGCCATAGTAAAGTTCAAGGGGGCCGAAGCCCCCTATCCCTAACTTAGTTATACACCAAAGCCCTGACCCGCGAATAGCGGATTGAACGTGGCGTATGCAGGAAGTAAGTCGAAACGTACTTTCTGAGTATTGGCATCACCGTCAGCGTACTTGGTAACACGGATTGACATACCATCGCTGGTAGTGGCAATTGTGTCAGTAGCGTACAGTTTAGGCAGCTTAACAGTACCAAGACCAAATGCCTGCTTAGTGTAGAACAGGTTTGGCTGATACAGGGTAGAAGCCGCGCTCAAGATGTTTACAACGTTAGTTGCAACAGGAGCTGAAGATACAGTGTTGTACTGACCGTTAGCTTCGTAGATAGCAGGACCAGCAACAACGATGTTACCAGCGCCGCCAGTCAGAGTAACGTCAGCAACCACAACACCTGTCCACAGGACATTGTTGCCAGCAGCATCAATCATTGGCTGACGAGTAGCAACGTTCAGGCGGTAGATACCGTCAATAGTTACCATGTCGCCTGCTTTAACTACCATGCCGGCTGTGAAGCCACTTACAGCAAGAGTCTGCTGCATGGTGTCTTTAGCGCCAACGTATGAAACGTCAGGGTTTGAAGCCAGAACGCCTGCGCGGTCTGCACCAGCACCTGAAGTGAAGCTGCTCAGAGAGTTGGAAGTAAGAGCCATCATTCCACCGAAGTTGGAAGAAATCTGGGCTTTTTCCCAAGCTGTACGAACAAGACCATCAGCAGCGTTCAGACCATTCTGAGCAGAAGCCAGAGCAGTAGTAGTGAACGGGTTCATCAGGTAGAACTTGTCGTCAGACATTGGTACACCAACGCTGTCCATCAGAGCGCCAGCACCAGCAACATCGCCCCAAGCATCAACGGCATTACCGTGTACGCCATACTTCAGGGATGAGTTGTTGCGCATGTACTCAGCAAGATCAGTCTCAAGATCAGTAACGATCCTGCGAGCCATAGGAGCGATGATCTCATCAAGCTGATCAAGTTCCAGTGCTTCCTGAACGTTGCTGAACTCAGTGGCTACAGTGAAGTAGTCCTGAACAGTACCAGTTGCTTTACCAGCAATGATGTCAGACTTAGTAGAAGCGCTGATGTCACCGCCAGAAGTACGGATGCTGTTGTAGTCATGTGGACGTTTAAAGTCTACGTTGGAGCCAGTGGAAGGATTGAACCGACCAGATAGCAGTTGAGTGTTGACAGTTTTGGTTACTACTCGATTTGACTCGAAAGCATCCAAGAACACCCGCGCCAACGGGCGGGTAATGTTACTATTAAGATTGTTAGCCATGTTGCTATTTCCTTATTCAAACGTGGCTCCTTTTGGTCCTTTGGCTTTAGGGGAAATCCCTGCGCCTTGTGGCGTGTCCACCGGATCTGGAGCCTGATTTACCTTGGGTTTAAGAGCAGCAGCCTTTGGCTTGATTTCGTTGGTTATCCTAATAGCCGCCTGTATCGGTGACATATTCCTTAGATTGTCCAACTCAGTTAGATTTTGTGACAGATACTTGGTGATCAGTGGTCCCTGCTCATCATCAATAATGAATCCGACCAGTTCTTCCTGAATACCAAAATTGCTAACAGTAGCACCAGCCACCTGCAATTCCTCTGCTTTAATACCCATCTTGGCTGCCCGCGATGCGTAATTCTCAATCTTACTGTTTAAAGCCTCTTGCTGCTTTTGCCGAGCCTGCTCTGCCAACTCATACTGCTGCTGTTGCAGGTATTGTTGCTGCGCATCGTAAGCTGCGGCCTTTTTCAAAGCCTCATCCCTTTCTAGCAACTGCCGTCTGTATTCTTCATCAGATATAGCAAACGGGTCAGGAGCCTCTGGGACATCTGGCCTCTCTTGTTTGGGAAGTTTGGCCTGCACTTCTTCTAGCTGCTTTTGTAAGGCTTCTGCCTGTCGCTCTACTTCTCGTAGTTTGAAGGTTTTCTTGCCTATAGCCTCATCGAAGATGCGCTGCTGTTCTTCATCAAACTTAACTTGTTTCTTTTGGCTTTCACCAGCATCCGGTGATGATTCGGAATCCTGTTCGCCTTCATAACTTGCTTCAGGATCTTCAGTCTCTATCGTTACATCGTCATCAATGGGATCAGCATCAATTTCTTCAACGTAGTCGTCTGGTTGCATCTCGCTCATAGTCTTGCCCTTTTAAGGTAAATTGCCGTGAATAAGGTCACGTTCCTGTACTAAGTGTAACACTGTGTTCAGTGACACAGCAATA